TCCAGATTGGTGCCGAGGTCCAAAACCATTGACTACATCCACAACCAACATAGTTACAACCCAACTTCATTAAACTGTTTAATGATTTCTTCATAAGCCAATCTCCTTTTCTGAAATTATTTCCTTAACTTTAGTTGACAGATTTTCTTTTTGTACATCAGTTTCTTCTGCCATTTTTGCCAATTCCATTAACATTTCCATTCCCTTTAATTGTTTGTCACGATTATCGTCATTAGCCATTGCAGCTAATTTTGCAACAACTTCCATAACTTTAAGTTTTTCACTTGTTTCAAGTTTAGCCTGTTCAGTTGCTACTCTAGTTAATATATCAATAGCTTTAATAGCTTGTCGTGCAGATCTTTCTTCACTCTTTTCTCGCATACCAATCTCATCACTCATACCCTTTTGTATGATCTTGGCCTGTAATTCTTTTTCCTCAAGATCAAGTTTCCTATTTTCAAGAGCTGCATCTGCTGAATCAGTAGCTGCTTTTAGTTGTAGTTTCTTTTGTTCCAAAACTACCCTAGCTTGCTCAAGCTGAACCATCTGCTGTTCAGGACTCAATTGTTTACCTGTTGATTTATTAGCCTGAAGAATTTGTTGAGCAGCCTTTACTTGTGCCATTTCTAAAATATTTTTAGAAGAAGCAGTCTCAGGTGGAACACGTTTAATAATTTCATTTGTCATTCCACTCATCTGTTCTTGATATTTAAGAACTGAATGTTCCTGAATATTGGCTTGTAAGATAGGTATAATTCTTTTCATAACTGGATTTGCACCATTTATAGGGTCTTGTATATAAGCCATTTTTACCTGAATGTGAGCATCATGAGCCTGTCCTGGGAATGCTCCAATTGGAATACCTTTGGTAGCTGCTAATATATCAGATACAGGATCTTGTGGTTTGGCTACTTTCTTAGGAGGTAAAATTTGATTTAAGTTTGGCATATTTGCTGACTCTAAAATAGTTCTATTTAAAGCTTCAACATTAAACATTCCAGGCGGTGACTGTTGTGATAACTGTAATGTCATCTGAGCTAACATCATACGATGTGCGTTTGAAGGAATGTTGGGATCACTTACTGGAACAATATCAATCTTACCATCAAAGTCACTCTTAAAAATCTTTCTACTTACACGAGGCATGTCATATGGATATTCTTGTGGAAGAAAATCCATATCAATACGAGCCAAAATCTTAAACTCATCTCTTTGAGATTTATGAAGTCTCTTGTGTACTGCACTAAAGAACTTACTTGAAGCTTCCAACAGAGCCATTGTCGTACCTACAGGACCATATGAAGAAGCATCTGAAACAATCTTTTCAGTATTATCAGCAAACTTCTGTCCTGTTGCAGCTACAAATTCTAGCATCTTATAAAGAGTAGCTGAAGGTTCTTTGTATGGTAGATTAACAATGGCCTTATTTAAATCCATTCCTGTTGCTTCAACTTCTTTAAATTCTCCTGGCGATATAGGATCATTATCTCCTACAATTCTTACACCCTTTGCTTTAAATCCACCAGGAAGATTTGCAAACTGACCTGCATCTACCAAGGCTCTCATGGCTGCTGTAGCAGTCATTGTTAGATTACCAAGGAAATGGATCAAACCTAATCCGTAGAAACCAAACCCAGGAACGAATCTATAATGTACAAAATGTAATGTTTTCGATTTAGTAGGATCGTCTGGTCTGTAGTTTCTACGGATACTTAATACGTCACCTGAACTTTCCTCTACCGATACAATATAGGGAAGAGATACACCCTCTCCCTCACAGAATGGTTTTGGAAGTTCAAGATAACAATGTTGTTCTAAAACTGTAAACTGTGGATCTTCATCTCCTGAAGGATTAAGTCCAAGAATTTGATCCATCTTGGACGTAATGGGAGATAGATCAGGAGTTGAAGGTTCAGGAAGATCAATATCTCTATACATTCCTGAAGCTATTTCTTTTGACATATCCACAGGATTACGATAAATAACGTGAGTATACCTGTCTGCTCTTCTTAAATCACTTGCATAATAAGAAACATAAAACTGATCTATCGGTACAAATTCTGAACATGGTCTTTTTAAAGATGAATCATAATAAATTTTCTTAAAAGCTGAGCCTATTAATGGAAGATGAAATAACATTCTTTCTGACTCATCAAAATACTCAGGCATTTGTTCAGTAAGTTGGTAGTTCATAAAATCTTCTACACGATTTGCTTGTTGTATTTTTTCAACAGTTTCATCCCCCATAATCTGGGCCTTTACTGGACCCCCTGGAGGAAGTAATTCTTGGGAAGCTTTAGATTGAAACTTAACTGCTGACTCAATTAATAGAGGATGAACTGCTGTACAGGCTCCTTCAAACGGTTCAGCCGTTGTTTCAAGTTTAAGTCCGAGAAGATCAAATCCTTTTTCAAACATGGATTCCCACTCTTCTCTTGAGCTTTTATCAGTATTATATCTATCAATTACTCCTGTTGAAATCTCATTAAGAAGATCGTCATCCAGTTTCTCTGCTAGATTTTCATACCAGTTTTCTTTACCTTCAAAGTTTCCTTCGTCAAATTCTACTACTGTATCTTCATCTTCAAAATTAACTGTAACACTACCGTCTTCCTCAATTTCAAAAGTAGGTCCACCTTCTAGTGGTGAATCCTTTCCTGAAATAGGAATTACATTTGTCTGTTGTTGTTCAGACATTGACATAATTTGTTCAAGAGGATTTCTTTCAATTGCCATAATAATTTATTCCTCGTCTGGAGTTTCTACCTTATTATTATCTTCTTCTTTTTCTTCTACTTCACGTTCATCACCCAAGATAAAACCATATTTATTATCTCTTAGAAAGATTCTAATTTCTGAGATAGGTCTTGACCACCCCATATGTGTGATTACATTTCCCCAACCATATGCCGATACCATACTTGGTACCCCGATTAATTCAAACTTATCTCTAGAGCTATAAACATAGAGGGAGCCTCCGCTGTTGCCAAAAATAATTGGCGCTGATGCAAGGTATAAGGCTCTACCATCCTGATCCCGAGAGTAACCTGCCAAGAGTCCTGTAGTTGGAAAAGGAGGCTTTCCCATACCTGCTCCCACTGCATAGACTGTTTGAAATATCCACGGTCCTTCGTCAACCCCTTCAGGATATAGAGTTGCTACATATGGCATCTGTCTTTCAGTATCTTCAATCTGAAGCAATGCCAAGTCTCTGCCTTTATCATAGGCAATAATCTTAGCTATTCTACCAATAGTCCCTACTGAAGTTGAATAATTATTATATTCCCATAAATCAACATTAACAGGTCTTCGTGTTTCAGAATCTATGCGCTCTTTTTTTTCAGGGTTCCATTCATTTTTAAGAATGACACTTCCTTTTATAACGTGCCAATTGGTTAAAACAAAACTTTCATATTTTTCATTTTCATCTAATTTTGAATATATTACAGTTCCTGATCCTGACCCATTTCCTACTCGTACAAGAACTGTTGGATATAACATTTCTATATGTTCTTGTTTGGGAATATTTACTAACTCTTTAGAACTAACATGATTAAGTGTTGCAATACTTCCTAAAAAAAGTGTTGCAACTAAACCTATAATCATAAATAAGCGCATAAATAATTCTCCTTTTCTCTTTTTTTTCCAATTCATTTTGTATGCGTGATCACACATAAATGTCAATATGCGCTCTTACACATATCTCTATTATATACCTAAATCTTCCAGTATGCAACCTTTTTCTTTTCTCTTTGTGGATCTTCCCAACTGGGATCTTCAGGATGGGTAAGTCTCCATGATTCTCGCATATAATGAATTGCCATTGTAAGGGCATCTACCTGATCATCATGAGCCGCATGTGGAAACTGTATCAGTTCCTGTATTAACTCTGCCCCCCAACTTTTATTGTTAGGAATCCAAACTCTTCCTGCTTCAATCATGGGACTTGCAGCATAAACTCTTGCTACCTTGTCCCTGTCAGGCAAGTATTCCATAACTGGAAGACCTGCTCTTCTCATGTCTTGAATAAGTGACTGTCCACTTGCCTTCTTTTCAATTATACAAACATCAGGTCTATGTTCATCATAAAGAAGTTGAGCCATTCTTCTTAGTTCAGGATATTCATACCTACCTTTCATGTTTCCAAGCAGTATTAAATTACCCCTATAGTCTTCTTCTCCATCCTCTTCTACTTCATAATCATTAAAGATTCCCCATGTCTGTATTACACTAAAATCTGCTGTTGTCTTAGTTGAAAAGGCAGTATCGTAAGTTTGTATAATAAAATCACAGTACGGAGGTTCGTCATACTCCCATTCCTGTAACCATTTCTTCTTAATCAACCCTCCTTCTTCAGGAGTTGGGTTCTGCATGTACAAAGATTCCCAATATTTGGAACCATTACTTGCCTTTATTTCATACTCATCTACTCTTAATACTTCATCTGACTTCCATTCAGGAAAATAAGAGCTGCCTACAGGTAAACCAATCAACTCAGATGCTTCTTCATCTATCCATGCAGGAACCTTAACTACTTCCCAGGGAACAATACCTTGTTCACTTAGCTCTTCTTCCTGTTTTAACAACCATCCACACAGATCGTCATAATGATACCGTGTATTAATGATAACAATAGCTCCATTAGGCATAATCCTAGTTCTTAACCCTGCCGGATACCATTCCTTTACATATCGCCTGCCTGCTGCTGAAAAGGAGTCTTCCTCTGACATAACATCGTCTAATATGGCAATATGTGCTCCTCTACCTGCAATTTGTGACCTTACACCTGCTGCATAGTAGGTTCCACCTAGGTTTGTCTTCCACTTTCCTGCTGCTCTTACGTCTGCACGCAGTGAAACAGCAGGAAATATGTTTGAAAACTTATCAGTATTTACAATATCACGAACTGATCTACCGAAATCACTGGATAACTGATCACTATGGGAAACAGTTAGTATTTCATGTCTAGGATTTTTACCAATGTACCACGCAGGGAACAGTTTTGAACAAATAACTGACTTTGAAGACCGTGGTGGTAAGAATACCATCAATCTTTTAAGATCACCTGATTCTATTCTTTGTAATTTATCTGAAATAACCTTGATATGACGTCCCATCTTCCAATCATGTACCAAATCAGGGGCTACATACCGTACAAATGTAAGAAAATCAGTGTTTGTCTTGGTAAGAACTCTTCTTTGTAGTAGATTATGGACACAAAGATAGCCTTCCAATGTAGTAATCTCTGGAAGTTCTATAGGTATGGAACTAATTTCAGTCATTCATCATAAACTTTTGGACCTTTTCCTCCATAATTCTTATGGAAAAAGGTAATTCCCATACCTTTAGGAAAATATTCTCCAATAGTTTTACCTTCATACTTATCATGATCTAAAAATCTACCGTTTACAGTCTTGTTTAAAAAGGAATATTCTTTTATATAGTCTTCATCAAGGTTTGGACAGTAAGTATTTTCTTCTTGAAACATAATATCGTGGCATGCACTGAATACTACATTAGATCTTCTTAAAGATTCAAGTGCTAATTGAGTTCCTTCTTTGTATTTAGGTCCGTCAATAAAAATACCTATCTTTTCCTTAGGATGATCTTGTACTAACTTGGGAAGATATACAAAACTATCTCCCTTTAAACAAATTATATTTGAAAGATAAGATAATCTTTGTTTAGTTTTATCTTGAACACCTTCACCATATGTACTACATTTGTCTATAGTATATATTTTAACATCTTCTAAAAGATTTCCCATCATTTCAGTAGAATATCCATTAGCAGTTCCTGATTCAATCAACATTGTTATTTGATAATCAATACAATATTGATATAAACAGAAAGCTTCCATAGGAAGTATACCATAATCTTGATATTCTATAGAATCTGTATAAAGATTAAATAATAATATTAAATTATTATCTTTCATGTTTTCCTAAATATTTAAAAATATTTTATATTAT